AATCCTAACAGATTTGAAACCTTAAATGATATATTTGAAAAGGTAGCACTTGACAAAAGATTGTATGGTGGTTATGCTTTACAAGTAAATTGGAGTAAGGCAAGCGGAAAGATAGCAGAATTGTATCACATGGACTTTGCTAAGATTCGTTCGAATGTAGATAATACCGAGTTTTATTATTCTGAAAATTGGGAAGATTATAGACCTAAGTACGCAATATTCAAGGCGTTCAATCCTGAGAAAAAAGAAGGTTTGCAAATTCTTTATTATAGAGAATACAGACCTAACTTATCTACTTATCCATTGCCTGATTATATTGGTGCAATTCCTTACATTGAGAGTGATGTTGAGGTGGCAAATTTTCACAGGGCAAATCTTCAAAACAATTTCTTTTTTGGAGGCATATTAAACTTCAATAATGGAACGCCCGAACCCGAAGAACAACAAGAACTTGTTAAGAGAATAAATCGCAGACATGGCAGTACTGATAATGCAGGAAGGTGGATCATAAACTTTTCAGACGGTCAAGATAAATCTCCGAATGTTATCCCGATTCAACCTGCAGACTTAGACAAACAATTCGATATACTGAATAAAACAATTCAGCAAGAGATATTCGTAGCACATAGAGTTACCTCACCTATCTTCATGGGGATAAGAGTCGAGGGCCAATTGGGTGGCAGGAATGAAATGATTGATGCTTTCAGATTATTTCAACAAAATGAAATAAGACCTGACCAAGTACATTTTGAAAAAGTATTTAATTACTTAGCGAACTTCAATGGTGTTCCGAATGCTTATCGAGTTGAAGAATTAGAACCTTTCAATCCTGAATTTACAGAAGCTACTTTGTTAGAGATTGCGACTAAGGATGAACTAAGAGAAATGGCAGGATTGCCAGTTATTGAGGTTACAGAATCAGTTAAGAAATTAGAATCTTTACCGACTAAAATTCAAGATAAGATAATTGATACTTTATCAACTGAAGAATTGAGAGGTTATGTAGGATTGCCAATTCAGATGAAAATGGAGTTCGAAGATAATTGGAAAGATGAAATAAAAGTCTTTGCTGAATTTGGTGATAGTGCCGAGAATTATGATTTATTCGAAAGTCGTAGAGTAGAAGCATTTGAGGACTTAGACGAAGATGTTCGCAAACATACATTTGAAGAACACTTGGAAGACTTAGAACAAACTTTGTATGAATTTGTAGTAGCTAATACTCCCGAAGAAAACAAAGTCTTAGAAGCGGTAAAAAAAGACCCTTTTATTAGTAAAGAAGATTTAGGAGTAAATACAGATTTGACACCTTCAAAATTAGATGAAGTTTTAAAAAGTTTAAAAGATAAAGCGATTCTAACCTTAACCGAAGGAACGTGGAATATCCTTCAAGTAGTTCCTAAAAAATCAGCTATTAAAAGAATAGCAGACGAGATAAGTAAGTTTCAAGTCAAGTATAGATACACAGGACCGCAAGACTCAAAGAATAGAGAATTTTGCGCTGCTTTGTTAGAACTTGACAGACTTTATACTCGCAAAGAAATTGATACTATCTCAAGGCGTGTTAATCGTGACGTATGGAAAAGGCGTGGAGGGTGGAAAACAATCAAAGGAACTGACATTCATGTCCCCTTTTGCAGGCATCAGTGGGCTGGGGTTTTAACAAGAAAAAAATAACAATATGGCAACAGTACTTTTCATATCCGAAGCGACTTTAAAAGCTGAAACAATTATCAGCGAAAACGTAGACCCTAAACTTTTAATACCTACAATCAAGGAGGCGCAAAACATTTACATTTTGCCTTTATTGGGAACGGCATTATACAACGATTTAGTTTACAATGTATCAGCAAATTCACTATCAAGTGAGTATGTTACGTTACTTAATGAGTATATTGCACCATGTTTGATTAAGTATAGTGTTTATGAATGTATTTTGCCTTTATCGTATAAGTTTCAAAACAAAAATATAGGCACAAAGTCAAGTGATTTCAGTCAACAAGCACCACTTAACGACCTTAGATATTTATTAGACTTTACAAAGTCAAGGGCGGAGTGGTATGCTGAAAGAGTAAGCAGATTTTTATTGGCTTATCAGACTGATTATCCTAAGTACTTGACTCAAGAAAATGCTAATGTAGCCACTATTTATCCAAATGCAAACAACTATACTAATGGTATGTTTTTAGGACCTGACATTGATTGGGATTTAATACCTCCAAGCATCAAGTATCAAGGCAACGGATTTAGACGAAACTAATTTTAAAACAATGACAAGAATTAAAGGCAGTAAGAATAAAAACAACGTAGAACTTTTAAAAATCTACTTATCAAAGCAAGATGAAAACAACACTAAACGAAGCGTTAAATGCACTTCAAGCAATAGCATCAAGTCACCTACAACTAAAAGGTAGTTTTGTATTTTGTGATGTAGCAGACCTCGAAGCAAAGAATGAACTCAAGTATCCTTTGCTTTGGTGTGATGTTATACCCGCTCAATTTGGAACTAAGACAATAGATTTAAATCTTCAATTGACTTGTGTTGATATGGTGTCAAAAGGCTTAGAAAATGAACAAGATGTTTTAAGTGATACCTTGCAAATCTTATCCGATGTGGTTACGATTATAAGACAAGATTCAACTTACTTTGATATGTTTGAGATTAACGAAAGTTTGACTGCAACTCCAATCAAAGACCACTACCAAGATGAGGTTGCGGGGTGGGTTTGTACTATCAGTTTAGAAATTGAAAATGCTTACAACTTATGCGTTGTTCCAATTACTTAAAATAATAATTAAAAATAATACTTACAGACATGACAGATATTCAAGAAATCTTAGGCGGTAACGGATGCAAATTCATTGATGCCGCAAGTACTGGAAACACTTTTTATTGCTTAGTAGTAAATGCAGATTGCGTACTTACTACTTTAACAAGCGTAGGAGGCCAAAACCTTTTAACTCAATACGGCTTGAGCGGTAAAACTTTGAAGCAAGGAATGTTAATCCCTGCATTCAATGGTGATTTAATCGCAGCCGTAACACCTTCAAGTGGTTCGGTTATTGGTTACGGATTTAATATAAGAGGATAATGATAGGAATCGGAATAGGATTGCCTTTTATTAAATCCTTTGACTCGTTTACACCCGCTTCAATTTCGGATTTAAAAGTATGGTTAAAGGGTGACTCAGGAATTACCTTAGTAGGTGGTGAGGTTGATGTATGGGCTGACCAATCAGGAAACGGGAACAACGTAAGCGCACCCGCAGCGATTAATAGACCTACTTTAAGCACACGAAACGGAAAGAATGCACTTGTATTTAATGGCAATAATAAAGTTCTACAAAACCTAACAGCGCAATTATTACGCAATTCGGGTGCGGCTACTATAATTGTGGCGGGTACGGTAGATAATACAGCATCAGGCAGGCAGCAAGTAAATATAGGCACTCCAACATTAACAGGTAGAGCGGTATTGGGTTACAAAGTAAATGGAGGGCCAAAATTAGGAGCGGCAGCATCAGGAAGAAGAACTAACGCAGATACAATATCAGCTGAAGTAGGTCAAGCTACTTTAGATACTTCATGGTTAAATAATTCAGCTATATTCAGTTGGAGTACTGCAACACTTACAACATTTGTAAACAACGTACAAACAGACATTTTAAATCCATTCCAAACAGCAGGAACTACTCCAAATGATGGCGGTGCTATTACGGTCGGTGCTAATGGTTTACTTACGGGCGGATGGGTTGATGGTGACATAGCTGAAATATTGGTGTACGAAAAAACATTAAATTCAACTGAATTAGCACAAGTTCAAACTTACTTAGCTTCAAGATGGTTATGAGAGGAATAATTTATACAACAAAAAGTCAAGCTGATTCTGTTAATGAGTCTTTAGCAGAATTAAATCATAAGCCAATAGAATACATTGGTTCAGGTCCATTTATTGAGCCGACACCAAAACCATATAGTCAAGTAATAAAACACCCTAATCAAAAGAAATGGGCTTTAATGACTACTGAACAAATTGAAACATTTTTAAATCTTGAAGGTCAGAATTTAACTTCTGATTGGATAAATAACCAAGAATAATAAAGAATTAAATGGAATTGAACTTAGTATTATTTGGCGTGATTTGCGCTCTTATAGGCATCATCTATGCGACCTTAACAACGAAGATAAACAAGCTGGAGGTTAAGCAGGAAAACCTTCATGATAACTTGCTGCCGAAGGTTCAAAAATTAGAGGACATTCAGGGAACTAAAATTGATATTGTATCTGCTCAGATGAATGAGCAAAAAAAATCAATAGAAACATTAACTGAAAAGGTCAATGTTTTGGCTCACAATTTCCATAGTTCAAAGAATGTTGAGGGTCAATTAAACCAAACAATGACAGCTATTTTAAAACATTTAGAAAAGGTTGAAAAATGAAAGATATAATTAATAACTTTTTAAAATCATTTGATAATTCAGAGGGCGGATTTTCTGCAAGAAAATTAACTGCATTTGGCTTAATGGTTTTAATTACTTATACTCATTATAAGTATGTTGATTTAAGCAACGCAATAGAAGCTATTCTAATAGACTTAGCAGGAGTTTTAATTGCTTTAGGTATTATAACTATGGAGCAGGTTATTAAGTTTAAGAATGGCGATAAAGCTGAATGATTTTGAATTGTACATTATTATAGCTTAGATTTGTGTTTTAAAATCAAACAATTATGAAAGAGAATAAAGATTTCATCAAGAAACTAAACGAGCCAATTACGCAAAAGAAACTAAACTTTGAAGATTGGTTTACAATATTCTTATTAGTTGGAATCATGTTGGGTATAGTTGGTTTATTATTTTTAGATTGGATTTAACGCATGGAATTAAAATTAATTCGTGAAACTTTCACAGAGAAGTCAACAATCGGGAGTCTTTATGTTAATGGTATTTTCTTTTGTTATACCTTAGAAGATAAAGACCGCAAATTAGAATCGGGCGGGGTTAAAGAGTACGCTAAGACAGCAATACCACGAGGTAAATACAAAGTCGTATTATCTTTTTCAAATCGTTTTAAAAAGTACCTTCCTGAATTAATTAATGTGCCACAATTTGCAGGCATTAGAATTCATGCAGGAAATAAGGCCGAAGATTCTGAAGGTTGTATTTTAGTAGGTGCAACTAAGACAGTTGATTTTATAGGTCAATCTCAGGTTACTTTTGGCAAACTTATGAAAGCAATTCAAGCAGTAGAAAAGATTGAAAAAATTAATATTACAATCGAATGATAGCTGCTATTATATTATTAGCTTATGTTATTCTTAACGTAGAATACTGGAAGTACAATGCAGACTATTAAAGACTATCAGCCAACACCTGAAAGAATTAAATCTCATCAAGACCACGAGGCAAAGAGAAAAGCTGATTGTATAGCTTTAGAAATTAAAATGCGTGATAAGTGGAAAGAAATTAAACCAAACAAATCAACTAAAAAGAAATGATTAAATACTTCATTGGTGGAGTTATTATTGGAGTGCTAATCGGTATCACATCGGTTGGCACTTTTCACAATTATAAGCCTACTATAATTCACGATACAATACAGCCGAGAATTGATTCTATAATTAGAATTGAAAACAGCTATTACAAAACAATTAATCAAACTAAAATAATCTATGAAGCACGTCAAGATTCTATTATTAATATTCCCGATTCTTTTCAGTTCGATTTGTTTCGGTCAAACTGCCAAAGATACTCTTTCCTGCTCAGTAACGATTCAGCAAGTCAAGATTAGCAACTTAGCTTTTAACGAATTGGATAAGATGATTGAGATCAATAGGCAACAAGATTCTTTAATATGGACTAAACAAAGCCGCATTGAATTACTTAATTGGCAGGTTGAATTAAGGACAAAACAAGTAGAGGACTGTAATTCGAAACTAATTAAAGCAGAATCCGACCTACAAAACGCCAAAAATAGGGCAAAACTTTTCACAATTACAGCTTTTTTATTGGGTTCAATTACT